GTACACGCGTCGCATTTTAGTCACGACAACAATCGATGAATACTTTGACAAATTTCCGACGAATCGCTGGAATAATTTGTCCAACCTCATCTATTTGTCGCGTGGTCCGGTTGCGTCAATTACGTCAGTTTCTTACGTGGACGAAATCGGATCAAGTGTGACGATTTCGACGGATGCATACGTGAACGATCTGATCTCAGAGCCAGCAAGAATTCAATCGGTTGCCGGTTGGTTTGCGGCCGCTGGGGTAGTGAATCAAGTGATTGTTCGTTACGTAGTGGGGACGGATGTTTCGGCGATCCCGAAACCTTTGATCCAAGGCATGATGCTGGTAATTTCTGATTTATACGATCAGCGCAATGATCGCGTGAAGCAGTTGCCAACGGCATCTGAATATCTGTGGAATCCTTATAGAATTTTCACCTTCTAATGATTGATCACGCTGGCCAATTAGATCGACGGATAACCATCCAGTCATTCACGACAACGACCGATGATTTCGGTGAGGTAGTGAAGTCATTCACCACATTGGCAAACACATGGGCCAAGGTAGTGGAAAAGGGCGGTGCCGAAGGCGAAGATGGTCTCCAGATCGTGGCGAGCAAGAAGGTGGAATTTTTCATAAGACACCGTTCGGATATAAACGAGGAAATGCGGATCCAATACAACAACGAAACATACAAGATTGAAGCCATACTGAACGCCGATGCTCGCAAAGCATTCCAAAAGATTGTGACAAGATGGGCAGATTAAGTCAAGCGGTCAATAGTGGCAAATATGCAAGATCCGGTGCATCCGGAGGCGCATTTATTGGATTCGATGAGCGTGACATCAAAAAAGAGTTCGAGAAAGCCTTCAAAGAATTGGAAGGCCTTCATGATGGCGTAACCACGGCACAGATCAGAAGGATCGCTCGTGCATCTTTGAAGCCGATGCTCAAGGCATATAAAACCGAAGCGAGCATTAGCGGACCGAAGGTTTTCCGAGTGTACAGAAATGGCGGCGTTTATGCTGAAATCAAGTCTGGACAACTGGCAAAATCAATGGGGATCATCACCACGCGAGTGAATCGCGGGGCGACGTTTGCCTCGTTATATGTCGGTCCAAGGGTAAAGCGTTCGTTTTCTGATCCAGAAAAAGGCGGATGGTTTGCGCATTTTCTTGAATATGGATATTTAAGAGACGGGCAATATAGGGGCGATGGCTACGGTTTCGCAAAGCGCGCACGGACGAAGTATTCGGGCGGCGTTGCGAATGAGTTCAAGCGCCGAATGCGTTCGTTTATTGATAAAAAAGTAAAGGCGGCAAGGGTATGATCGGGAAGGTGATCAAATACAAGTTCGACAACGATGCGGATCTCAATTCTTTATTTGGGGGCCGTGTTTATCCGGTCGTAGGATCTCAATCGAAGCAGACGCCGATGGCGGTTTATGAGGTGGTCAATATATCGACCAGCATGAGCAAGGAGTCGGATTCGCACATTGATGATGTCGACGTTCGGATCACGTTGATTTCCTCGAAATACTCAGACACGCAAAACGGCATCGAACACGTTCGCGATGCATTCGCAAGAATGAGCGGAACGATCGGTGGCGTAAATGTACAATCGTGCATGTTCGAAGGGCAACGCGATTTGTTTAGTGACGACGAGAGAACATACGGATCGCAATGCGATCTAAAATTCAGAGTCGCACGCGATTGATTTTGTAAATTTATAAAAGTAAAAAAGTAAAAAAATGGCATCAACAAGCATCATGAATTCCACGGATGTGGTGATTCAAATCTCAGAAGATAGCGGGACAACATACGACATCATTGGCCGTGCAACATCGGCATCTTTGAGCGTTAGCATGGAAGTTCGCGAAACGACGACCAAGGATTCAGCGGGTTGGCAAGAAAATCTTGAAGGTCTAAAATCATGGTCTTTGAGCGGTGACGGATTGGTCACGTACTCAATCAGCGGTGATTACGACACGCCGGATGATCTGTTCACCCTATTAAGCAACCGCACATTGGTGAAGGTTAAATTTGGATCAGAAACAAGCGGCGAGATCGACTACACCGGCGACGCTTATTTGGTTTCTTACGAGCAAGAAGCGGGCGTTGAAGAAAACGTGACCTACTCTTTCTCGTTCACGGGAACGGGCACATTGACGCAAGCGTCAGTAGCATAATACAACTGGGGCCGTCCGTTGGGCGGTCCCTTTATTAAACAACAACAAAACAAAACAAAATGACACACATCATGGAAATCGGGGATCGTAAACATGCGATCCGTTTTGGATTCAACGCATTGCGTGAATTTTCAAGAATGACCGGAACTACGCTCGCTCAACTGGAAAGGTTGGGAGACGATATGACCTTGGATCAAGCGATCACGCTGATCTATTGCGGCTTCAAAGATGGAGCGCGAAAAGAGAAGGCGCCGTTCCGTTACGATGTGGCCGATGTGGCCGATTGGATTGATGAAGATGAAGCGCTGATCGAGAAGGCGTTCGCAATCTTTGAGGACCAGTTTGCCAGCAAAGGCGAAAAAAAGTAAATGACCGAACGTCGCAAGGATCCGAAGAGGTTGCGACATGGGACACGCTGGAATCATTCGCGTTCGGTCAAGTTGGATTAATGCCGTCCCAGTTCTATGATCTTTTGCCGCGCGAGTGGGCGAATTTGGTCGAGGGCTGGAATGAGCGCCAAAACAGAAAAGAACAATCCGAATGGGAAAGAACCAGATGGATGACGACGATCCTACTGAATCCGCACACGAAGAAGAGGATCAAGCCAAAAGATCTGATCGTTTTCCCTTGGGAGAATAAACCAAAGAAGAACCGCAAGGTTTGGACGAAGGGTGAAATATTAGATGCTATAAACCAAAGAAAAGAACGCGCAAAAGCCAATGGCAAGTTTATCCAGTCTTAATTTCCGACTAACGGCGAACATATCGCCATTCCGCAAAGGCCTCAATAAAGCCGAACGCGCAATGGATAAGGCGGGCCGCAAGATGCAACAATTCGGCAAGAATATGTCGATGAAGGTGACCGCGCCAATCGCTGCATTGGGTGCCGTATCATTTCAAGTGTTCAAGGGCTTCGAAGCGGAGATGTCGAAAGTTCAAGCGGTATCTGGGGCAACGGCTGAAGAGTTTAAAGCCCTATCAGACAACGCGAAGGAATTGGGTGCATCTACGATGTTCTCAGCCCGTGAGGTAGCCACCCTACAGACGGAATTTGCAAAGCTGGGTTTCAGCGCGACCGAGATCACGAAAGTGACGGAATCCACGCTCGCATTAGCGCAAGCGTCTGGATCTGATTTGGCACGTGCGGCCGAAGTGGCGGGTTCTACATTGCGCGCCTTTGGCTTAGATGCTGGCGAAACGGGACGCGTGACCGATGTCATGGCGGCATCGTTTAGTTCATCCGCCCTTGATATGGGGGTTTTTGCCGAGTCGATGAAATATGTGGCACCGGTAGCAAAAAGCGCCGGCATGTCGATCGAGGAAACATCGGCGATGCTCGCGGTGTTGGCAAACAACGGGATCAAGGGTTCGCAAGCGGGGACCGCTTTGCGTCGCATCATTTCGGAAATTGGCGCAACGGGCAAACCAACCTCCGAGGCCATCGCGGAATTGGCATCGAAGGGCTTGGATCTTGCGGATGCAAAGGATGAGGTTGGGCGATCAGCACAATCGGCTCTTTTGGTGTTGGCCAATGGTGTGGATCAGATAGCACCAACAACGCAAGCGTTTGAGAATAGCGCCGGCGCCGCGCAAAAGATGGCGGACGTCATGGGGGCGAATGCGTTCGGAGCGACCAAGAGATTGGAGTCAGCAATGGAAGGGCTGATGATTTCCATCGGCGAGATCGTAGCGGTGGCAGTAGTGCCATTGATCGAATTTTTAGCGAAGGCGGCGGGTGCATTGAACGGCATGAGTGACGGCGCCAAACGGGCGATCGTCATCGTTGCTGGTATCGCCGCGGCCATTGGTCCGGTGATCTTTATACTTGGATCATTCCAGCGAGCATTGGTCGCCGTTAGGGCGGCCACATGGTTGACGACTGCGGCAACTACGGCGTTTGGTGTAGCGGTGCAGATCGCCACATCACCGATCACGCTGATCATTGCCGCGATTGCGGCACTTGCGGCGGGTGTTGCCTATGTCGCATATAATTTTAAGGCATTCAGCGCCACGGCGAAAAACGCCATAGCGAAGATGGTGAACGCCGTGATTCCTTCACTCAATATGTTATTGGGCGCATTCAACCGCGCGGCGGAATTCTTTGGAATGGAGTCGATCATGATCGAGCCGTTCAAGAAGATGGAAGAGGTGGCCGTTCCAGCGTTCAAATCGGTCGGTCAAGTGGTCACCGAAATAAAGGAAGATCTTGGGTTGCTCAAAGAGGAAACCGAAGAAACCACCGAAGAAACTAAAGAGTTGGCCACGTCGATGGATGTGGTCACTACATCCACGCAAAAGGCGGCGGGCGCAACCAAACGCATGACCGAATCTTTGGTGGAATTAAATGCCAAAGGGTTCCAGATCTTGAAGCCGCAGATCGCGCCAGTATTCCAGTCGATGAGACAAGGAATGATCAACACTACGGCGTTGGCGATCCAAGCGGGGAACGCAATCAAGGATGTGTTTGCCAGATCAATACAAGACGCCTTTGGCGAACTGCAAAAGGGAGAGACACGATTTGGAAAGTTCAAGGAATCGATGGGTCGCATGCTCAAAGATTTGGTGGTGCAATTCATAGCCGCGGCGATCGCGGCCTTTGCATTGGCCGTTGCCGTTCGCATGGCATTGGGTGGCGTTGCTGGCATCGGGAGCATAGGAGACATCTTTGGAACCATGCAAAGCGTTGGCGGCTTCATGCCGAACATTCCAATGTTAGCCGAGGGTGGGATCGTGACCGCACCTACACTTGCCATGATCGGCGAGGGTGGGCAGTCGGAAGCCGTGATCCCGTTGGATCGTTTGGGTGAGTTTGGCGGCGGTGGTCGCGTGGAAGTCGTAGGGCGGATCAGCGGCGCGGATATCCTATTGTCCAACGAACGCGCACAAAGAAACAGAACCAGAT